GCGACCACCTTTGACGGCTTCTACCTGTGTGTTTTCAGCAGCATCCCATTTAGTTACCCATTCGGAATCAATCTTGATTGATATGCCGCATTCAACGCCACCGTTGTTGGGTATATCGCGGTATTCATTGCGCCATCCTGCTTTGCCGCAAACATCGTCCAGGCGTTTCATGATTGCCCTGTTCGTGACATAAGCCAGCACCATAGCCCACACTTTGCCATCGCGTGTTTTACCACTTTGCTGTATTCGCCATTCGATATCTTCAGGATTGAATGGGGCGTCGAATTTATTCAAATCCATAATTCACCTCAGAATGGTAATTCGGAAGGATTAGCCAGAAATTCACCTTTGTTTATTCGCTCGTTTTTGGCTAATGAAAGGCAATTTCGTTTCATCGATTTATTACCTGACTTGCGCCAGTACATTGCCTCTGTCAGGTGATACTGACGTTTTAACCTGCTCAACTCCGGTGTCCTTGCTAAGTCCACTGGTATCATTTCAACCTCCATTCGCGAAAGGCTTCTACAGCTTCGCGATACATTATTTTGTCACCAAGATAAACAGCAATTGCGAATTTAGACTGAATAGCCATAAGTGATTTATCCATTACACGGCACTCCTGGTTGATTCAGGATATCGACCAGACGTTTCCATCCGGCCCGTAATTTTCTGGTGATACGCTCTAAAAGTGATTCATTAAGGTGTGCGATACCCATGACGGCACCGCCCGCGATAGCAAATGTCATCGTGGGATTCTCCATTTTCATTTATTGGCATAGCTAAAACGCCTCGATATGAAGCGCTGTGGATATGCGATAAAACAGCCGCACTCAGGCGGCGGCTGTTGTTTCTTCTTTCAGGCTTTCGATATATTCACGCGGGTCGTCGTAACACTGGCATTCGCTATACCAATCCACCCAGCGATCCGTAAGCTCCATTTCTTCCAAATCCTGGTCAGTAAGGCTCTCATCCCACATCTCAAGGCCGTTAGCGTTGCAGTAATCAGGTTTGATGTTGTTGTCATACTGAAATGCGTCATAATCAGCCAGTGCATCCATCACTCGCACACCCTCTTCAACACTTGCTACTTCTACAATGAATGGCTTCATAGGAACTTGCGGGATATGCCAGACACGTAATTTCATATTTCCTCCAGGTAAAAAGAATGCCGCCCATATAGAGCGGCAAATAACATCAAGGGATGATTTTTCGATTAACCAGAACGAGTCGTCGTCCTCGCTTGGTTACGAGCGATATTGCTCACATAGCAGACTCGTAAATCTGCTATAGGTGCTTATTCGCTGCCAAAAATACGCTTACCCAGTTACTTCATCTGCATATTCTTTACTTGTTAAATGATATTTTCTGCAAAATATCCTTCTGGCCTCTATTGCATCATCAATGTTTTTGAAATACCCAAGATGCTTTTGCTTTCTATTGATCTGGCCAGTAGCTCTCCACTTTTCTCTTTTAATATCCCAATTAACTCCAGATGTTCCAGATTTATTATCTAACCTAATGGATTTGTTTAGATTGTTTTCAGCAACTGAAATATCTCTTAGATTAGAGAATCTATTGTCATCCCTGACTCTGTTTATGTGATCAATTACGCCATTAGGAAACATACCAGTAACGAATAACCATGCCAGCCTGTTTGCTTGTAGCTTTTTCCCATCAATTGTTATCTCTCGATAACCGTGATGATTGACAGAACCAGCGACATCACCAGCCATTGCTGTTCCTTTAGATTTATTCCACCGGAAAACTCCTGTAGAAGGCTCATACTCAAGAATTTTCGATAAATCTGCTGAATTCATGTTGTTATTCCTTAAATTTTGGCAATAAAAAAGGCCGCATTGCGACCTGCTATCTTGCGTTGCACTCAAGAAATCGTGCAGTTTTTCCGTCAGAAGTTAGCCAGATATTTTCGTTATAATCTGATTTGAATACCTCAGATTCGTTATTATTCTGGTCCAACACAAAGTAATCACCGTCAATCAGAAATACTTCGTAATTGATGTCATGTTTAAAAAGATGAGTTAGTGTTGTTTCGCAGGTAATTGTGCAGAAATATTCTGGTTCCATATCTCACCTCAAATAAGTGGTTTACTGCTCAGCTTCATGCGCTGAACTGCGTGGATTTTGTTCCCGAGCGGGTTAACGTCCCGGTAGTAAATGCGGTTCTGCTTAACCGCTGTTACTTCAACTTCCTTCTGACGCGTTCCGGCAAGCAAAATGGCTTTGGTAACGCGGTCAATTCTTTTGGCTTTAACCTCCTGAGAAGCATCAGGAGCATCGCAGCCAAAAATTGAATCGATGATATTGCAGATGGTGTCGCGCTCCATTGCGAGCTTCCTGCGCCGCTCATGACGGCGAGTTTTAGCATTGCCTGCAAACGTTGACTTCCTGTACACGATAACCGTCATGATTTAATCCTCATGTGAAATGGCTTTGGTGTTGCAGATAGCCAGGCGACTAACCCTGACCGCGTACTCATTGCCGAGCGCCTCCGCCGAAGAGGTTGGCTTCTACCTGCAACCCAAACCCATCTCGTTTGGTATTTGTTCGCGCTTTGTCAGCGCATCATCGAAGTTAAAGAGCGTTGCCTTTCCGTTTGGCTACCAGCGTCCTGCTGATGGCTAAACAATACAAAATGTACTTAATATCGTCAATACAAAATGTACTTAAGGTTAATGAAAAAATACTATGTGTATGAAATTGAATGTAAAAAATATTTTAGTATTAAAAAACCCGCATAAGCGGGCTAGGGGAGGGAATTGTTAGAGGCCTTGCCATTTTGCTTCAATGACAACACCGATAATGCGGCAATTTCCGTTTATGGGGATCATGTGATAGCTGGGGTTTAACGGTTTAAGATATTTCTGTCCAGCGTCAACAATATATTTCTTGAAGGTTGCCTCGTTTTCAGACTCAAGCTTTGCCACCACGAGTCTTCCATTAGTCGGTTCGATAGCCGGATCAACAAGAATTTGCATTCCTTCCGGTATGCTTAATCCTGTAGGAGATGTCATAGAGTCGCCACGAACGGTTAGCCAGAATGACCTTTCGCTTGCATGTGCAGTTGTCTCAGGCCACACCTCTATTTCTCGGAGTTGGTAAGGTTCAACAGCCTCACACCAGTTACCTGCGCTCACCCAGCTAATCAGGGGAAATCTCCTTATTTCTGTGTGTGGACGAGGACTTGAAACATTGTTCAGGTTGGAGTCTGGATAATCAACCATCCCATCAGAACTTAATACAAGCTCCTTCAATCCTAGCTGCTTCATGATCGCTGCAATATCTTCAATACTTGGTTCGCGGCGGCCATTAAGCCAATGACCTATCGCCCCCTGAGTCTTACCGAGAGCTTCAGCAAGTTTATCCTGGGTTAGGCCTATTTGTTTCATTCTGGCTTTCGCCAGCTCATTCCACGGTGTTTTCATGCGCCGATTATTACGAGATGTATTGACTGTGACAACACACATATTGTATTAATTACCTTGCTTTTATTTAGTACGAAATGTATTATTAAGTTACGTACCATCCTGAGGAGATATACCGATGAGCAATCTTCGGAAAATCCGGGAAACCATGAAGGTATCCCAGGCCGTTCTGGCCGAAAAGGTTGGGTGTACTCAGGGAGCAATTGGTCATTACGAATCAGGGCGACGCCATCCGGATTTGAGAATGTGCCGCCAGCTCGTAGAGGCGCTCAACAGTTTTGGCGCGAATGTTCAGCTAGACGATGTGTTCCCACCTGAACTTAATGCTGCCTAAGTAGTACCGCTCTTTACCAATCTGAACCGCCGACAACGCGGTAAATCTATTAAACGGATTTGCGTGTATTTGCGAATCCAACTCTATCTAATTTCTAAGGAATATTTTGAATGAACGTAGTTGCAACTAAAAGCAAGAAGGCGGCTCGTATTGAGTCCACTTTACTCAACAAGTTAGCCATGATGGGTCAGAAGACATTCGCTAAAGCTATGGGTGTTCCTGAATACCAGGTAAGCCGATGGAAGAACGGTTTCTTCTCACAGGTCAGCATGATGCTTGCGGTTCTGGAGTATGGAATCGAAGACGAGGAAATGGCAGAGCTCACCAGGCGACTTGCTACCTACCTGACAAAAGAAAAAGCCCCGAAGAACGGCGAATTCTTCGAGGCCTGATGTAGAAAGACTGGATCAATCCACAGGAGTAATTATATGCGAAAAACTCCGGAAAATAAACGCGTTAATCACCAAAAAGATGTACTGCGTGACCAGTTTTATCAGGGTGTTAATCCTGCAATAGCCGCGCCACTGAGAGAAATACTTAACAAGTACAAAACTTCGGAGAAGTCAAAATGAGCATGAACTTGATGGCGAAGGCCATGAGCATAAAGGTTGGCAACCCATTGAGAAAACTGGTTCTTATAAAGCTTGCCGATAACGCCAATGATGAAGGAGAGTGCTGGCCTTCATATCAACATATCGCTGACCAATGTGAGGTGAGCAGATCAACCGTAAAAAGCCATATTAGAGCACTGGAAGATATGGGGCTCCTGAAAAGGGAGTTCAGAAGAAAAGGCGAGCTTAACCAGTCAAACGTTTTTTATCTGACGCTGGATAATGCACAACAAATTCCACCAGAATCAGGTGGGGCAGGAGCTGACCGGGGTGGGGCAGGAGCTGACCGGGGTGGGGCAGGAGCTGACCTAGGGGGTGGGGCAGGAGCTGCCCCCAGAACCTATCACTCTTTTGAACCAGTCAAGGAACCTTTAGAACGCAAGAAAAAACCATCTTCGATGCCGGAAGGATTTTCACCATCGGCCTCGCATCAGAAAATGGCCGAAGAGTTTGGGATATCCTTGCAGGATGAGTTTGATAAATTTACCGACCATCACCTCAGCAAGGGAAGCAAATTCATTGACTGGAATCGTGCCTTAAATACCTGGCTCAGAAATGCCAGGGGATTCCAAAAATCTCGAGCTTGTAACTCTTTCTCAAGGCCATCATCCGCAATCACCGTATCGAAAACTGGCTACGTGTTTTTCGACAGGTGAATCATGAAATCCAGAATCAAATCGTTACTTATCGCTGGCTATAACCATGGCTGGCTTAGTTCTGCATTCGTTGAGTTCTGGTTTAACCGTCTCGATCTGAGGTCAGCGTAATGACTCCAAGTGAACTTAGCGACCTGCTATGGGTGCAGGTTGACAGGGTGGCCCCGCACCTGTTGCCAAACGGCAAGAAAGAGGGGCATGAGTGGGTTGCTGGCAACGTCAACGGTGACAAGGGGAACAGCCTTAAGGTTAACCTTAGCGGTAAGAAAAAATGGGCTGATTTCGCTGAGGGCGACGGCGGCGACATGCTTGATTTGTGGATGTCCTGTCGGGGAATAAATCTGCATCAGGCTATGCAGGAGGCAAAGGCATTTCTCGGTATCAAGGATGATGATCACCATTTCGACGCCAGACGTGAGAAGAAATTCTCCAGACCTGACCGCAAGAAAATCGCCCGTTACGTTACCAGAACAGAATCCCATCTTGAGTACCTGCAATCGCGTGGCATATCTCCAGAAGTCGTAAAGCGGTACGAGGTTGTCAGCGGCAAGGTGTGGAATGGAGAGCGAGAACTGGATGCTTTGGTGCTTCCGTACAAACGCGATGGTGAGTTGTTGCAGGTCAAGAGAATCAGCACCGAACGTCCGGAAGGGAAGAAAGTCATCATGGCAGAAGGCGACTGTGAACCTTGTCTGTTCGGATGGCAGGCTCTCGATGCTGGCGTGAGGGCGGTTGTACTTTGCGAAGGCGAAATTGATTGCATGAGCTATGCGCAATACGGAATTCCGGCGCTATCTGTCCCGTTCGGTGGCGGGAAAGGCGCTAAGCAACAGTGGATTGAGTTTGAATACCATAACCTCGACAGGTTTGAAGAAATATTCATTTCGATGGACGGTGATGATGTTGGTCGTGAAGCTGCAAGGGAAATCGCAAGCCGACTGGGTGAACATCGCTGTCGTCTGGTTACACTGCCACACAAAGATATCAACGAATGCCTGATGAACGGCGTCACCGAGGATGAAATCTGGCAGTACATCGGGACAGCGGCATATTTCGACCCCGAAGAGCTTTACAGCGCCCGTGAGTTTTATCATGACACCATCAATGCTTTCTACGGCAAGCAGCAGTATCTGTTTAACCCACCGTGGGAAACGCTGGCTTACAACTTCCAGTTCCGTGAGGCGGAGTTAACTCTTGTCAATGGCGTGAACGGTCATGGAAAAACGGAGGTTGTCGGGCATATGGCGCTTGAGGCCATGAGACAGGGGGTAAAAACATGCGTCGCATCGCTTGAACTGAAGCCAGGAATTCTGCTTAAACGCCTGACACGGCAGTCTACATGTTGCAAAATGCCGCCAGTTCTGGAAATCGAATCAGCATTTAAGTTTTACGATGACCGGCTATGGTTATTTGGCCTGACAGGTACAGCCAAGGCTGAACGCCTGATTGAAATTTTCACATACGCCAGACGGCGATACGGCATCCAGTTATTCATCATCGACAGCCTCATGAAGTGCGGGATTGGCGATGACGATTACAACGGGCAAAAGGCGTTTGTTGACGCGCTATGCGACTTCAAGAATAAAACCAACTCTCACATTATTCTCGTCACTCACTCCAGAAAGGGAGACAGCGAGGAGAAACCCACCGGAAAGATGGACGTAAAAGGTTCAGGGGCGATTACAGACCTGACAGATAACCTGTTTATCATCTGGCGCAATAAAGCTCGCGAGAGAGCGTTACAGCGCGTTCAGGCTGGCGAGCAAATTAACGAGAAAGACCAGCAACTTCTTGCTGCGCCCGCATCTGTTTTAATGCTTGAGAAGCAGCGAAACGGGGAAGGGTGGGAAGGTGGTGTGCCGTTATTTCTTGACGAGCAGTCTCACCAGTTCCTGCAAATGGAAGGTGCATCACCATACAACTACATAGCTAACATGCCTAAGTCGGAGTATGACGAAGTGTGGAGGCAGGAGAATGTTACGGAGTACTGAATGAACAACCAAATAATACCTGAAATGCTTTTGAATCCCCGCTTCATTGCTGTTTTGAACAGATGTATCGACGAAGAAGAGCTCATTATGCAATTTGAAAGGTTGTCAGGTGTCACTCGACCACCAAAGAGGAAGCATTCATTAGAGCTGATGGTTGATAAAGCGACAGGATTTTATGATGAGCAGTGGAAACTGTTTTTTGAATCATTTATCCCGTTCGTCTATGAGTATATATGGCTCACATGGAGAGACCGTGACAATGAGGAATACTGGCAATGACCATCTACATCACTGAGCTAATAACAGGCCTGCTGGTAATCGCAGGCCTTTTTATTTGGGGGAGAGGGAAGACATGAAAAAACTAACCTTTGAAATTCGATCTCCAGCACATCAGCAAAATGCCATTCACGCAGTACAGCAAATCCTTCCAGACCCAACCAAACCAATCGTAGTAACCATTCAGGAACGCAACCGCAGCTTAGACCAAAATCGGAAGCTTTGGGCTTGCCTTGGTGATGTCTCACGTCAGGTTAACTGGCATGGACGATGGCTGGATGCAGAAAGCTGGAAGTGTGTGTTTACCGCAGCATTAAAGCAGCAGGACGTTGTCCCTAACCTTGCCGGGAATGGCTTTGTGGTAATAGGCCAGTCAACCAGCAGGATGCGTGTAAGTGAATTTGCGGAGTTATTAGAGCTTATACAGGCATTCGGTACAGAGCGTGGCGTTAAGTGGTCAGACGAAGCGCGTTTAGCACTGGAATGGAAAGCGAGATGGGGAGATAAGGCAGCATGAGACGACAGCGACGAAGTATCACCGACATAATCTGCGAAAACTGCAAATACCTACCAACGAAACGCTCCAGAAATAAACCAAAGCCAATCCCAAAAGAATCTGACGTAAAAACCTTCAATTACACGGCTCACCTGTGGGATATCCGGTGGCTTAGAGAACGTGCGAGGAAAACAAGGTGACTGACCAAAATCGAAGTTACGAACAGGAAAGTATAGCGAGAGCCTTATGCGCCGGATGTAACAAGCAACTGGCACCTGATGAAATTTACGCCTGTGCAGAATGCGTTAACGAATGGCTGGTATATCGCGATCCACATTCAGATATGACAGGAGATAAGGATGGCTAACACAAATATGTATTCACCAAACGAGCAGGACTACATCCGCAGGGTTGCCGGAAAAGTCCCCGCTGACGTTATGGCATCCACCATAGGAAGAACCAGAAACAGCCTGGTTAACTGGGCTAATCGTCATGGAATAAGCCTGAGGGTTCCTTACGGAATACTTAAAAAGCACTGGCCTGAATATGCTGAAAAAATGACAAAAGGGGGACGCAATGGCGCTAAAGAGAGATAAGTTTGATGACGTTTTCTCCCAACTGGTGAGGGAGCGAACTGACTGGACATGCGATTACTGCGGACGAACATTCCACCACGAAAGACAAAAACTCCACTGCTCCCACTTCAAATCCCGACGACACAAAGCAACCCGATACCATCCCTATAACGCCTTCGCCCACTGCGTTGGCTGCCACCGAAAACTTGAAGAAGACCCATACGAATTCACCGCGCATGCGGAGATTGTCTATGGGGAGATGACAATAGAGCGTGTAGCACGTCTGGCGTGCATTCCTGTGCGCTTAAAGACATGGCAGATGGATGAGCTATATCAGCACATGAAGAGCGAACTGAAGCGGTTACAGGAGCTAAGGGCGCATGGTGTCACAGGACGTATCGATTTCACATTGCCAGACTGGTATCAGGACGGAATTCAACTCCGCATGGGGGAATCTCAATGTGCAGCATAACCAGCATTAACCAGGCGAAACAGCAGCGTGAACGTGACGAAGCTGAATTGCGCAGCGTCAGAGAGATGACGGAGCAACACCAGAAGGCAATGAATTATCTGCATGATCGAGAGCGCGAACTGGTGAACCGGCTTGGATTGAACAAGACATCGGGAGGCGATGCTGCATGAATTTGGAAAACACTGTGAAATTCCACTCTCCGAAGTCTCCTCAACTATCAGATTCACCGAGAGCAACGGCATCAGACTCACTGACTAATACCGATGTGATGGCAGCATTTGGTATGGTTCAAAGTCGCGCTCCGCTCGGGTTCAGTGCTTTCAGCGGCAAAATGAACCTGAGCGATAACGACAAACGGAAGGCAATTCAGTTACTGGTACAGCATGGTATGAAGCATTGCGACAAGGTGGCTGCCTTACGCAAACTTGATACCAATGTTAAATGGAAAGTAGTGCAAACGCTCGCAACTTTCGCGTATCAGGATTACTGCCGATCGGCAGCCAGTAATGTCATGTGTTATTGCTGCAAGGGGCGCGGAGTCTTAAGGAAAAAGGAGAGAATCGTTAAGCATCCCGGGTGTGGTGAGAAAACTCCTGCAAGGACGGCTGTGGAGGTAACGGAATCACTATGCACTAAATGCAATGGCGCAGGTGTTGTATCTACATCTTGCGTTAAATGCCGTGGGCGTGGCGTAGCGCTGGACAGGAAGAAATCAGAACTACAGGGCGTTCCAGTTTATTCACCCTGCAAGCAGTGCTCAGGGCGTGGGTATGAGCGCATACCTGCGGCTTCATGCTTTCGTGCAATATGTCAGTTCACCGATGCAATTTCACCAGGCGTATGGGATAAGGCTATTAAGCCATTCTATGAGTCATTGATTAGCAAGGTTGAAATGGAGGAGTCTGCTGCAAATGTAGTTTTATCGAAAGTTACCAGCCAAGTTTGATTCCGGTAACGATTGCATCTTGCAAAATGACGAAAACTAGAATATCATAACCCTAACAGTAGAAATCCGTCCTTTGTTACGGTTGATTAAAAAGAAAGCCCTGCAATGATGCGGGGCTTTTTGTGTTTTAAACACGACATTTCTGAAAGCGCCCTATCACCTATCACCAGAACACATCCAGATACCCTTGCTCATTCGTGGCGACGGGGTAGGGCGTTTTACACAAAAGAAAACCCAGCACTATGGCCGGGCTTCGTGAAGTGGGCGGCAAGAGACTGCGCTAACAGCCTCCTGCCTGATTTGCTCATGCCATTGGTCACGAACAAACCACGTTACTAATCACTGTATCCTGGATTTGTTCTTTCCAATATCAACCAATTCATAACATTGAACAAATCCTCACGGCTGTGAGGTAAGACATGAAAAAGATGCCAGAAAAACATGATCTGTTAACCGCCATGATGGCGGCAAAGGAACAGGGCATCGGGGCCATCCTTGCGTTTGCAATGGCGTACCTTCGCGGTCGGTATAATGGCGGTGCGTTTAAGAAAACACTAATAGACGCAACGATGTGCGCCATTATCGCCTGGTTCATTCGTGACCTTTTAGTCTTCGCCGGGCTGAGTAGCAATCTTGCTTACATAGCGAGTGTATTTATCGGCTATATCGGCACAGACTCGATTGGTTCGCTAATCAAACGCTTCGCTGCTAAAAAAGCCGGAGTCGATGATGCAAATCAGCAG